TAAATACTGCCACCGCCGGAACCAACAGGCATATTAAAATTAGCTCGTCTTTCCAGCTACCTTTCATTTGATCGACCGCACTGGCCTCCCACCCAATAGTCCCGGCAATTTGAGCTTCTTTAAGACTCTTCTGTGCTTTTATTTCCGTTAAAGCTAAGTCTGCTTTTGCTTTTTTTGTCTCAACAAAGCCTTTTACTGCGTTGCCCACCAAACTTGATAGGGGACCTACTAATAAATTAAACATTTTCACCTCCTTTTGGTGTATTTGTCTTTTGTAAAGCTACATCTGCACGTAAACCTGCTAAATCATAGTCTTTTTGTAGCTTCATAGCGTCAAAATCTTGTTTATAATCAAATTGAAGCTCTCTTAGACCTTGTTTTTCACCATCAGATTGTGCTTTTAGCTCTAAATCTTGTTGTCTAAGTGCTAATTCTTGTTGTTTAAGTAAAACAAGAGGATCCATGTTCTGGTCTTGCATAGATTCAGCTTCTTCAAGCACCATTTGCTCTGTAATTTTAACAATTTCAGTATCTATGAGTGTAGGTCTTTGAGCTTGTAGCTCCATAATTTTTTCTGGTGGAATATTTTCACCAAATTCTTGTCGTAACATCTCCGCTTGCTTAACTAAAGCTTGATCTACTGTCATGGTTGCTAAAGAAGATACATGTTGATTTATGTGAGAAACTAAATTTACAACTGCCATAGGATTCGATTTTACTAAAACAGAAGATAAAAATAATCTGTGTGCTTTGATATGAAGTTCGTGATTTTGTTGTGGAAAAGCCATAAGAGGTTGTCCCATTAACACAACACTATGTTCAATCGCAGGATCTTGTGGTTGAGGACCTTTAGGAATAGGAAGAATCTGTTCAATATCTTTCACACCTAAGGCTATATACATCCTTTTGTAAGCCTCTCGTAAATTATGCATTTGCGGATTGCTTTGTGCTAATTGTAATTGGTTTTGTGCAAGAGTCACACGTTGTGACATTGAGAAAATGTTTGGATCTGAGACAGGAAGAATATCTATTTGATCAGCAAAATCTAAAGCTTTGATTTCTCTTGGTCCACCTTGAACATTAAACGGATATGAGGGTGGAAGAACTTGTTTAAATATTCTTGCTAGTAATTCAAATTCTTTTTTCTGTGCGTAGTGTAATCTTTTGTGAACTGCTGACATAACTTTTGTGCCACGTTCCATAAGAGCCATTGTTGTGCCAACAGGTGTTTGTGAACTGCCAATTTCAGATAGTTGCATGTCTGCAACAGTTGCAAATTGTTTTGCTGCATCAACACAGAAACCTAAAAGTTGCATAAGAACTTGATCAGGTCCTTTGTAAGGTAGTGGCATTAATGCCTCACGGATAACTCCGTTTGGTGCATCTACGTCTCGGAACTCTCCTGGTTGTAAAGGTTGATCATCGTCACGTATTCTTAATCCTCTGGATTTAAAACCAGCAGGTAAGTTAGACAGTGTTCCTGCATCTAGTAGTTGTCTTAAAGCTGTTGTTGCAGTTCTTGTCAAACCACCAATCATGTGAATTAAACCAAAGCCATAAAAACCTAGACCTGGTAAAAATTTATAATGAACAAAATAATCATTTTTCTTTTTGAGAGGATCTCCCTCACTGTAATTTCTGTAAATAGATAAAACTTTGTTGGAGCTTCTATCAATTGAAACAATGTATGGAAGTTTAATTCCCGTAGGCTCTCCTGTTAAATTAGAATCTTCAAAACCCTCTAGATCTAAATCTACATGTAATTCAAAAATCTCAGCCATGTCATCCATTGTGTAATTTGTAGGACTGACACCATCTATGCGATCCATTTTTTCTTGGAGGCCAGAAGCTTCTTCACCATCGTAAGGTTGTAATTCTATATCTCTGTAAAAACCTGAAACTTGTTTTTTACGTAAATCGTTCATAGACATTTTTACAATTTGACATAAACGATCACAGCTATCTAAGTCTGATGCACCGTAAGGTACAATTACATCTTCAGCAGGAACAAACTTTGAAGTTGCTCTACCCTGCACTTCATCATAATAAACCTTTTTAAAAGCACTTCCTGAGAGAGGTAATTGAAATAACAATTGATCCATTTCAGGATTATAATCTTCCATGACGTGTGTGATTTCATAGTTCATATATTCTTTCACACGTTCTGCAGCTTGTTGTAATTTATCATCAACAGCGCCAACGACTTGAGTTCTTACAGGGCCATCACTTGGTAAAAGTTCAACGTAAGCCATTGCTTGGAATTGAGTAACAGCTTGTGCTAGTACAGGATGATTAACACTTGCAGCACCACGAAAGGGTCTAGTGCGTTCTTCGTATTTAAAACCTAAAAGGTCTAAACCTTTAGTATAGGATTGCTCCCAATCTTCACGTGACGCTCTGTCATTTTCAACACGCTCTGTTAGTTCACTTGCAAGTCCACCTAAGTAACCTTCTTCTAAAATTTCTGCTAGATTAGAATTAAAATCTTGAATAGGAGTTTCTTCTGCTCCAATAATAGCAGATCCATCTTCGGCAATTTCAATATCAATTTGGTCTTGTCCTTCTGTAATGTCTACTGTTGTACCAACATCTTCTGCTTGTAAGTCTTCGCCCCCGCCAGGGCCAATTGTTTTTGCATCACGTGCTAAATAGGGCACGTCTGCAGTGCTATCGAATTTTTCTGCCATTAATAATCACCATAAATATCTGTAATTGAAACTAACCTATCTTCAGGAATTATTCCACCTTCTTTTTTTCTAAACATAAACATCGGACCTGATTTTGTAGCAGCTTCTGCTTTTGGTAAAGTTAAAACCATCATATTCACTAAACTTGGATTATATTCCTCCATAACTCTAATAACTGCTTCATCTCCTGTAGGATCTACTAACTTATATCCCTTAGATGTATCAGGATTATCACTTTTTAAAATAAATTCTGAGAATTGACCGGGTGCTATTTCTCGTCTTACCATTACTTTGCCATCACCATAGTTCGCTATTTCTTGCATTGCACGTGAATCAAAATACGCTGCATAACTTTCTGCATCTCTTATATCTAAACCGTCTGTTTCTCCAAAAACATCTTCACCATCAACGCCTTTGTTAAAATACTTAACACCAAAAGTACCTTTGCTAGTATCTTGAATTTGTTCAACGTTTAATTCACCACCATACTTTTTTGCAATGTTTTTAAGTTGTTGAACACCTACCTTATCGTAGAGATTTTCAAATTTTTTCTTAGCATCTCCTGTTTTACTCCAACGTTTGTTAGCTCCCACTTCTGCTGGCATGATTGCAATTTTATTTATGTTTCTATTCTCTGCATCTTTGATTGTAGCTTTGAGTATAAGATCAACATAATCTGCTTGTTTATTAAAAGGAATAGGAGGAAAAGTAGTAACATCTTTTACACTCTCGTAGGTTGATTGGTTTTGAGCATATAATTGTAAGTTTTCAGTGTCTGCTGACTGAGGAACTTGTACACCATCCGTTAGATCATCAAACTTACTCGTACGATTTAAATTTCTTAACTCTTCGAAAACAGCAAATTGTTTTTTTTGTAGTTCATCAATCTTCATTAAATATTCAGGGTCAGTTCTATTAATACCCGCTCTCATTAAATCTTGCATCTCTGATTGAAAATCCATCATTTGTTTTTCAAACGTTGGTATTAACTCTTTAGCTACTGTTAAAGGATACGGTTTGATTAAACCTGTTTCAGCAAGTTTTTCTATTTGAGGAAGAGTTTTTTGTATGGAATCAATATTTTGCTGTGCTTGATTTTTAGTATAAATGTCATTAGTTTCAGTGGCTCTCTGTAATCTGTCTTGATTAGTTTGTAATTTCTTTTTTTGATTTAATATTTCTGCAGCTAAACGTTCTTGTTCTTTACGTACGTTTGTTAAAAGGTCTGTTTGCAACTCTTGTATTACAGTAACATTGTCTCCACCTGCATTTTTATAATCGGCAACACGAGAAAATACTAAAACGTTTGGGTCATTGAAATGAGAACTAGCAATGAAAGGAGTATCCTCTCCTGGTAATTTTCCTGCAGAGATAACAATCTCTCTATAATTAGTTCCTACATCATCTAAGGGGGCACTACCTGCATTTTCATGTTGTGGTCTACCCATAAACTCTTGATCAGGCATACCATAGGGTGTTTCAGTAGGTTTAGACTTTACTTTAACTTGTATATTAGCAATAGGACTTTGTTCATAAAAATTTATTAGTTGTTCCTTTGTCATTCTTGAATTGGGGTAGTATCTTTCAAAGTCTGCCATGTATTGAAATAAACCTGAATCTTGTAACTCCGCAGAAGGAGAAGCATTGCCTCCTTGTAATTCATTTATCCAGTCTTGTGGTTTAGCTGCCTTAGTATTAGAGTTTTGAATTTTATCTACAGTGAATGATTTAAGTGGAAAGTCATAATCTTGAAGACCCTCGACTGCAGGTAAGTTTGCTTGATTAGTATTAGGATCTCTAGCAGGAGGAGGCACGTCTGTTTTACTTGGTGTATAAACACCTGGTATCTTGTCTTTGAAAAATTTAAATATTTTTGTTGGGTTAAAGGCAACCAAGTTTTCATCCTTTACCGCTTGTTGAAAAGCACTATCCCCTTCTATAGCGGGGTCGGGTGTAAAGTTTTGTTGGTTTATATTTTCAAGGGTACCCCCTATTGCTTTTCTCACTGCTCCACCTTTTTTAAAACCTTTTAAGTATCCCACTGATTTACTATCTCCTTTTTTTGGGTTCTGTATTTTTACTCTTGCATTCTCAGGTGATATATTATTTGCAATATTATAATCAAGTAATTCTTTTAATCTTTCAACATTACCTCTTACCTGTTGCAAAGGATCTAAAAGGTTAGGCTCTTCAATACCAAATATTGTATTCGATTTAATATTACCTTTTTCTCTTATTGGAACTATAGATCTTATTTTCCTATCTTTGTAAGTTGTATCAATAAATTGAGTTACTTCCTTTATAAAATCGTATTGATTATCAAACTTACTGATGTCAGGATTATAGCCATATTCACTTAGTGTATCCAAAAGTCTTTTGTTAATTGGATTGTTTAAATTTGCTTTTTTATTTTTACCAATTGATACGGGTTTATTTTTAAAACTATTCTCAAGAGTTTTATTATTAAGCACATCCGCAAAATAGTTTAAATAAGGATCTAAACGTCTTTGAAGATTATTATAGTATTGAAGATTAGGTTGTATTAGTTCTACATCTACACCCGCTCCTGTAAATCTTCCTTTTGTTTGCAATCGTCCTTGTCCTTCTTTTCTAGTTACAAACATGGGAATGTCGTGAGCTTTATCATATTGTAAAAGAGTGACATCTAAATCTCCCTTCGCATTTTGTAAATACGGTTTATAAGCAGGATTTTGATATAATTCTTCAAGAGCTGTTCTACTAAGTGCATTAGCTTTATTTCTATCTAACTCCAGTTTTGCATACTCTTTAAAGTTATCTAAATCACTATCATCCATATACTTTTCCATGAAAGTTTTTGCATTTAATTTTTCATTACCTTTGGTTTCTTTAATACTTCGATATTTGTCATAGGCATAATCTTGAAAAAGTTTAAAAGTGCTTACCTCATTACCGATACCAGCTTGTCTTTTTAAGGCATTAATTTCAGAAATTATTTGTTGGCCACCTTCGTTTTCCATATTTTTGTACTGATCTACAAATTTTTGTTGGTCTGCAAATAAATTATAGAAATCTTTCTTAAATTTGTTTTGTGTATTCTCTCCTTTTGGAATTACAATTTGATCTCGTAATTCTTTCAATTCAGGATTTCTACTTATAATATTTTCAAAATTTCCTTTTGTTATTCCCAGTTCTGCAGCAATCTCAGTGGCAGCATTAA